ATGCGGTTCATCCGTATGTCCGCCTGCAAACACTCTGTCGAGTGAAAATGTAGGCTCTGGCGGGTCTTTGCCCGCCAGTAGCGCCATGTAATATGCCGCTTTAGCGAGCTTGAAGAAAGCCCGCTCAGGTGTACATATGCTGTCCACCTTCAGGGATCTTAAGAGTAAGAGCCCTTCCTCAGTATTTGGTTTAATTACTGAGTCTGCGGGAAGCAATTCCCGCAGGCCTTCCATCTTAGGAAGGTAAAGGTGGTGTTTGTGCACCACCTTGTCCGTCCGATCAGATCGGACGTACCGATGTCCGGTCGTACCGGACATCAGGGAAGCCATTCTAAATATGACTTCCCTTGGGTTGCGGGATTTATCCGCAACCACCCTCCTCATGAATTGAGGAGTGTGGGGCATAGCCCCATCTCCACCGATCTCAATCGGTAGGTACGGACTGATACAGTCCGGTTCCTGTGGCACGAGTATGTGCTGCAAGAGAGAGGCACGAGTAAAGTACTTGCGTGCCTTGGGGTTGACGTTGTCAACCCATCTCGCCTCCTTACCAAGGAGGGAGAACCTACCCGCATTAGACATCGAGTAGGCATCTACCTCAGATATCTGAGGTAGGAGGAGCCTGAACCTAGGATAATCCAGGTATGAAAGCTCCTCACCACGCCTCATTTGGACGTGGTTTGAGGACGACGCCTTTTGTGGCACTAACGTCCCCTCCTCGCAATAGAATGCGAGGTGACACGATATGTACGTGTCTTCTTCGGACACCTTGAATATGGTCCGAAGGTTGTCAATCTGGTTTGACAACTGATGAGTTGACGCGCTGAGCGCGATCTCATCATCGCCTACAAGTGAGTAAACTTGTAGGCGGCTCATACGGCAAATTGCGTCATGAGCGATGGTGAGGATGACCTTTGTCATCATGTCTCCCATCATCCAGCCTCTTTGTCTGGATACCATCTGATAGTTACCAGATTGGTCGGGCACGAAAAAGAATCGTGCCCCGTTGTACAAGGTTTTGCCTAGCACAGCGAGTCCTGTAGGGAAACCCTCATGGACTGATGACAGTTTAATCAAGAACTGCCATATCTGACGGCTTACCGTCAGATTTCCGAAGTCCGTAGCTTCGGAAAGATCTGTGCTCAGAGCATAGATCGTAGCACCTTCTGGTAGGTGCTGCCATTCCGCAGATTGCGGATTGAGGACTTTTTGTACAAACCGCCACAAATGGCGGTCAGCTTTAAGCCCTGACTTTACATGCTTATGTTGTAAAGTCGCCTGGTACATGTGTGCCAGGACGCCCATTATCACTTGATAGGCGTAAGGCGCGACTGTTATAGTACGCGCCTTCGAGGGTTCCACAACACTGTGGACCCTCACGCACCTCACGTAAGTGGGGTGGTGCAGGACGGTTTGAACCGCCCAGCTCAGAACATCATTAGGTGTTCTGACGGGCCGGGGGCTTATAGCCTCCGGCTCCAGCGTTTCCATATTGTATCGGAAACGCAGGACACGCTTACGAGCAAGCGTATCCTTAAGGAAGGCAGTCTTGCCTCCCTTCGACCTAGACTGTTCTAGGCAGGCGGTTGTCCCTACAGAGATAACCGCGTTAACACCCATGGTGTTAACTGCCATCCTGGTAGCATCCAGGAGGTACGGTTCAGGGATTGTAACCTTCTGAGAAGGCTCCTGAACGGTCCGCTTGAACTTTTCAAGCGAACGCCTGACCATCACGTGGTCGGCCATGCCCGTGGCCCTGGTTTGACACCAGGTAAGGACATATCTCCCCAGCTCAGCTGGAGATTCGAACCCTACCTTCTTTCGGTAGAGGTCGTAGTAAGGCACCATGTGTGCCTTAGGCCGGTAGGAATCGATCCTACCAGTAAGGGCAAACGACTTTCGCATGCCCTTCTTCAGACTTTTGAAGTCTGCTTGGAACTGTGCGTAGTTATTCGCGCAGTTCTCTAGCGCCCATCGCGCTAGACGATCAACCTGAGCTTCGCTCGGTTCATCACACGTACAATAGTACGCGAGCACTGCCGCGTTGGCAGTGTGGAACCAGGATCGGACCTGGTTAAGGTGACGGTTATCTAACCGTTGCCTGAGTCTTCT